CGCCTGCGGCGGATTCCCTTCCGGGCCATCCATCTGGACAACGATGGGACCGAACTGTTCAATCTCCCGGTGACGGTGGACTCCTTTGAATATGGACGGGATCAGGCCGGGGACGTGGCCTACACCCTCTCCTGCAAAGAGTATCGGTTTGCCATCCCGGTGGACCTGGAGGAGCTGGCGAAGCCGGCAGATGCCAAGGGAGAGGCAACCCAGACGGAATCACAGCGGCAGGAAAATACGGGGACCTCTCCCGAGGGCAGTTATCAAAAGAAGTACGACAGCGATGACGCTGTGATGATGGCCCGGACCATGTGGAACGAATCCCGGGGTATCCAGAGCAAAACGGAGATTGCCTGCATTGGGTGGACGGCGCTGAACCGGGTGGACGCCGGGGCCGCGGCGGGGTTCCGGGATACCCTTTCAGGGGTGCTGACCCAGGCAAATCAATTTGCCTACACCGCCAGCGCCCCCACCACCAGCGACTATGGCTATAACCTGGTGGAGCTGGCCACGGATGTGCTGGACCGGTGGAGCCGGGAAAAGGCGGGGCAGACCAATGTGGGCCGGGTTCTTCCCAAGGCTTACAAGTGGTACGCCGGAGACGGAAAGCACAACTATTTCCGAAACCAATACCAGGGCGGGACCCGGTGGAATTACAGTCTGCCCTCCCCTTATGAGAACTGAGGTGACGGCGTATGGCAACGCAAGTGGAGCAGGCGGTGGCCTGGGCCAAGAAAAAACTGGGCGTTACCATGTACAAGGGAAAATGCCAGGCATTTGTGGCGGATTGCTATGCCTATGGCGCTGGGATGACCCGGCGCTCTGCCAGCAGCGCGAAAGTCGCCCGGAACCTTTGGCGGGTGAGTACCAGTCAGTCCAATATCCCTGTGGGCGCCGCGGTCTATTTTGACAGCCCTACCTCCCCGCAGTATGGCCATGTGGGCCTTCACATTGGGAATAACCAGGTAATCCATGCCTTTGGAACCGTAAAGCAAATGAGTGTGTCCGCCATCATCGAGTGCGGCTATGCCTGGCAGGGCTGGGGCTGGAACGGCGGCGTCAAGCCCACCGGAGCGGGTACCACTGTCCCGGCGGGGACTTCGGACGGGGGGACAGAGAATGCCTCCCAAGGCGAGTCCGTGATCCACATCCCCCAGACCGAAAAGGTCTACACTGTCTATGAGCAGGACACCCCGTATAAGCTGCCGGATGTCTATGCGTATCAGTGGCAGTCCTATGAGAAGAAAACGGTGCTGGACATCTCGGACCGGGTGGGCAGTCCCTCTCTCTCCGACGATTCTGACAGTGTATGCCTGGAGCTGACCTTTCAGGTGCTGCAAGCCACTGGGGAGAAGTATTTTAAGCCCCTGGAAATCCGGCCGGGAGATTATGTCTCCGTGGTAAACACCAACAGCAAGGAATGCGTCTTCACCGGGCAGGTACAGGCGGTGAGTGGGTCCTATCGGGAATCCCTCTCTGTCACCTGCCATGACAACGGGCGTCTGCTGACCACCAATGACGTTATCATCCAGTTTGACAACGTGGCGGCCAAGACTGCGATTGCCCAACTGGCCGCCAAGGTAGGGATTCCAAGTCTTTCCTGCCCGGACTTAATCAGCAGCGTTTATTCCCTGGAGAAAAACAACGCAGCTACCATTGTCCAGGACATTTTGGAGACGGTGACCGCAGAAAACGGGGTGACCTACTTCCCGCGGATGATGGGAAACACCCTGGTGATCCGGTCTTACGGAGACACCTGTGTCCGGGGATTCTGCCGCCAGGAAGAAAACCTGGCCCCCTTTGATGTGATGACGGAGTGTGACGCCCCCCAGGTGGGCTGGGATATCAATGACCTAAAAAATGAAATCGTGGTATACAGTGAGTCGGATAACTCCGCCACGGTACAGGCCAGGGCGGAGGATGCAGCCGCTGTGCGGCGATACGGACGACGTGTGGGCCTGGTGACCTTCTCCGACCAAGACACGGTGACCGCGTCTGCCAAGGCCCAAAACACGTTACGAGAGAAAAGTGTGGTCAAAGAGACGTTTTCCTTGACTACCTATGGCAGTGACCGGATTGTGGCCGGGGTACGGATGAAGGTGGACCTGGCGGAGATCCGGGGGGAATTCTGGGTGACCGCGGTGACCCACGATCTGGGACCGCCCCATAGGATGACTCTGACCATGAGGAGGGCTGAGTGATGAGCTGGGAGCATGCCATCGCCCGGGAATTGAAAAAACGGGACAATCCAGTGTATTATGCCTGGTTTTCCGGGGAGGTGACCTCCCCGGTCCAAACCACAGATGAGGAGGGCCACGTGAATTACTCCGGGCCGACGATTGTCTCTTGCTTCGACGGGGCAGTCCAACTCCGGGCAGACCGGCTCCAGCAGATCCCCGGGGCCGAGCCTTACCACGCTGGACAGCGGGTTGCCCTGCTGGGGCATCCCTTTGCCAAAGAGCCGGGCAGTCAGAAAATTTTGATTTTAGGAGTGGTCACGGATGTTATTTAATCAGACGGAAGAACAACGCCAAGTGATGACCGCCCAAGACGATGGGGTACTTGGCGTCTCCTTTGCCTTTGACTGGAAGGCCGGGCATTATGAAATGGCGGCGGGTTCCCCGGTGGAGATCAGCGGGACAAGGGCGGCCCAGGCATGGCTGCAACAGGTGCTGCGGACCAAACGGGAACGGTATTCCATTTACCCAACAGACTTTGGTGCGCCGGCCCAGACCCTGGTCGGGCAAAAGTATCCCAAGGGCTTTCTCCTGTCAGAGCTGCGGCGGCAGCTGGCAGAGAGCGCGGCTTACTGCCCGGCCATCCAAGATGTGGGCGACCTAAAGCAGGAGGGAGACGCCATCACGGGGACAGTCTCTCTGACAACCCGTTCCGGGGAGCGGCAGGAGGTGTTCCATTTTGGCCCTTGACTTAGCAGAGATTCACCAGCAGATGCTGGATGGGATCGGCGAACGATACCAGAAAACCACAGGCTTCCCGGCCTATGACTTTACCCGGGCATTTGCCATCGCGGTGCTGTCCCTGGACAGTGACATCGCCGTTGCTGAGGAGAAGCTGGACCTGGAAAATCTGTCTGGAACAGAGTTGGACACGTTCATCCGGCAGCACAGAGGC